CCCGGTTGCCGTGGGCGCCGCATAGGCATAAACCGCCAGGCTATAGACCGAAAGAAAATCCGAAGGGCACTGAAGATACTTGTTGCCGGTCGTCAAAGAACCGGTCACGTTTTTCCGCAAGTTTGCAATCTGAACAGAATTGTAAATATTCTGCTCAGCCTGGCGGATCATTGTGTTCATGTCCGCTGTGGGAAACGTGTTCTCACAGTAGTCTTGAACAGCGGTGACAAGTTCTTCGTATGTCATGTTAACCTCAGGCCATCGGACCTCTAGCCATCACACCCTTGGTGGCAGCACCAGTACCACGGATTTTAATCCCGCTGGTTTTTGTTGGGTGCTCATTTGCGGACTTGTCAATGTTTCCAACAGACGCATCCACAGTGTTTGAGTTGTTGCGCACAGGACCGCTACCGGGTTGCTCTTCCGCGCGAACAGCCTTACCACTCATAGTGTGCGGTTTGGCATAAACGCTGGCAGAGCCAACTTCTTTGCCCATAACTTTTTTGCTGAACTTGGCCATATTAGCCTCCGCGTTTTTGATTCATTGCGCGAGCCATGTTGCGGCCAACAGCTTTCATGGCTGCACTGGTCACACCACCTTTTGCCAGCTTCAAGGATGTGCCCTTGCCGCCTTTATGTTCTTGCGCGTCGTGTTGTTTAAAAGCCTTTTTGATCAAAGCCTTGTCTTGCGCCAAATCTTTTTTGTCCATTTCAAACTCCTTCAAGATATTGATACTGTGCCAACATAAGTTGTTGCCGTCAAATAATTTGGTGTCAACAACGCATCAAAAAAACTAGCACCGCCCACCGGGTTCCAGCCCCACTGAATATCCCTGGAGCCACCAGTTGGAAAGCCGTCATTGTTTATGCCAGCCTGGATATACGTGGTGTCTTTGCGAGGATTGCGCAAAGCCTGCGGGTCATCCACCGGAAATGTGCCAAGCATCAATTGAGGCTGATCAGGATCCCAACATTCCGGGCACACAAGCAGTTGATATTGTCGCTGCTTAATGATCTCAATCTTCAGTTTTTTTAGTCGGTACTGCTGGCCACAGCGGTCACATTCCGCAATCGCCTTTAGGCCATTAGCAAACCGATTGCCCATTATGTACCGCTCCCAATGAACATCTGACGCGGAACAAAGCGTACAGCCGCCTTCTCGCGGTCTTCGCCGGCCGCCAAATCAAACTGCTCATCATAGGCCTGCTTAAGCATGGGCAAACGATCAGAAAGCTCAGGCACTTTCATGGCAATGTAGTACGCAAGACCAGCCGTCAAAGCAGGCAAAAACCGGAAGTTCACGTCAGGCGTTTGAACACCAGAGCCGGCATCGTCAATACGACGCATGCGCCAGTATTTAAAAACGTAGTACGGGTTCTCTTCCGTACCCTGGTCCGGCACAGGCCACACAACAATCTTAGGGTTATCCCTTAGTCGGCGCACCCAAACCTGGATGGGTCGAGCTTGTTGCAGCTTGTTTGGAATCGTGGCATAGGTAGAAACACTAATTCGCGTGATAGTCAGGTCCGCTTGGGTTGATGCGCTACCCTGGCCTGTGCGAATAACATGTTCCAGCAAATCAATGGTGTCGGCCGGCAGGTCATACTCGGAAACACCTTGCTGCAAATTGATGTAGCCCTCATCAATGGTCCACATGTTGATGCCGCGGTTTTGCCACTCAATGGTCATCAGGTTCATGGAGCGACGGGCTGTGCGCAAGTCATAGCCAGAACGCATTTCACGACCGGCACGCTCCCACGCCTCCTCAGCAATTTCTGTGAATTCGAGGTTGAAATCGGTTGTGCCGGTTACTGCCATGTTACTTCATCCCTTTAAGGGTTTCGGCCAAACGTGCGCGCTGACCCATTTTGCCGGGCTTTTTGGCGGCAGCAGCAAGTTTTTTGGCGGGGATCTTTTCTCCCTTTTTGACGCCAAGCTCAGCACGCAAAGCCCCAGGCTTTTTAATTGCTCCAGCGATCCAATTTTTTGTGGCCATTATTTGCTCCTTGCCGCTCGCATATTGTCGACCAAATTTGGGTATGGACGACCGGCCGCCTTCGCCATTGCCTTGGCTTTTGCCTTTTTGCCCGGGCTCAACTTCTTGGGTTTGCCCAAGCCTTCAGGTCGAGCTTTGTCCCACACTTCGCCACCTTCGGCGTACTGCGTGAAGTCAGTGTCATCCCGGCGCGCCTTGCGAACGCCCTTGGGCATCTTTGACGGGGCAATGGCGCCCATGCCGCGGCTGGACATCATTTACTTGCCCTTCATGTAGCCGCCGCCACACATGATCATCGTGCCGCGCGTTTTGCCGCGTTGAGCAATACCGTCAGCACGGCGGGAAGCGGAGCCCACCGAACCGCCTGTGGCAAGCTTCTTGGGCTTGGATTCGGGCTTCGGAGCGGGAGGGGTGCTGGTGGTTGCTTGGTCATAAGCTTTGCTTGCCTTTGCACGGGCTTTTGCCTCAGCCAAGTCAGCAGGGCTTACGTCCATCATGTCCTGGCCAGGAGGAAATTCAGGTTTCGTTGCCATGATTTGGCTCCTTATTTTTTGCCTTTGGTGCCAATGCCACCAGGAACGCTGGAACCAGGCATCTTGACCTGTTTGCCTTTGGTTTTGCCCTTAGAAACAATGCCGTCGCGGCTGGGGGCAGCCGTACGCACTTTGCCCATGGGAGTACCCGAAACTTTTTTCTCTGTTGCCATGATGTCACCACCTTTTGAAAATTTGCGGCCCTTGTCCGCGTTGGAAAAATCTTTGCCCACCGACTGGGGGACGCTTACCTTCTTTGCAAATGCCGGGCTATGGGCCACGGCTTGCATAAATAAATGTTGTTTTTTGCTAGTTGAGGGCACTGCGCTGCTCCCGAATAAATGTGTCCAACTTACCTTCCAACCGGTCCAGGCGATCCAGCACCCGGTTGATGTCGTGGTGCACATCCACTTTGGTCACGTATTCCTTGGCAACTTCCTCTCGCGTTCTGTTCAGCAGGATTTGAAGACGGTCGATTTCTTCCGACCTGGTCTTCAGCGTCCAACTTAACAATGCGAGCAATGTAGTCAGCAAGGCGTTCCACAGCATCATTTCCATTTCAACACTTCCATGCTCTTAGGCTTTTGTTGATACGGCTGTCAGGATCTTTCTTGGCTTTTTCGCCAGTCAATTTTTTCTTCATGCCTTCCATCCGGGCGCAGAAAGAATTCTTGCGAGCACCGCCCTCTGGTTGAGGCGGCTTCAAGTTCATACCCTGTTTTTTCGCAGAGGCGCGGCCCTTGGCATTCAATCCGCCATTAGGGTTCTTGCCTTCTTTGCGTTGCCATGCTGGTGTCTTAGCCATTTGCAACCTTCAACTTGGGTTTTGCAAACTGCGCCAGCAAAGGCTTGAGCGCATCTTCTGCAAAGTTGCGGGTAAATTCTTGGGTGCCAATGTGCGGCAAGCTAATGTCCGGGTCCAGGAAAATCTTAAACCCTTCCTCGCGCGCGCGGCGGCAGAACAAATAATCTTCGCCAATGTACTGGCCATCAATAATGGCAAAGTCAAAGACTGCAATTTCTTTGTCGCCTTCTTCATTCAGGCTGTAAGACCACTCAGGATGCTTGTCGTACATGTGCTGGATAACATGCCGGCGAATAAGCATGAAGCCGGTGGCAACACTTTCAACTCTTAGCAAGCCGTGCTCATCAAACTCAAGTTCATTCTTTTCATTCAAATAGAAATCAAGAAAAAACTTTGAATCTGCTGAGCGGCGCGGGTAAGAACCGGCCACAACATCTTTGCCAGTTGAAAGCGCCAAAAGCCGCGTAACAGCCTCGACATTGATGATTACATCAGCATCAACAAACAACAGGTCCGTGCATTCAGAATCCATGAAATTCCGAACCAGGTTGTTGCGAGCCTTTGTAATGATTGAACATCCAGAAACATGGGCAAGATGGATTTGAACGCCCATCTTGTCCAGTTTTGGAACGAGTTCAGCTATGGCAAATGCGGTCTTAACGTTGACCTTGCCGTCATAGCAAGGGATCGCAATCATTAGTTTGCGCCCCGCCAAGCTAAAACTCTTTTGTTCAGCCATAAAACACCGTAATTCCCGTTACGGAGCCAGCACTCAATGTTAAATACAAGCCAGAGGCAGCCAAAACACCTTCACCCGGAACAAGGACATAGAAGGAGTTTGGTGTGCCAAGGCTTGGAATATCCATTGTGTACAAAACGGCCGCCGAAGCTCCGCCATCACGAATTTCAAAAGTGGCCGCAGTGGTCGCTTTTGGCGTGACAACAATGCCTCGGAGGCGCGTACGGCCCGCATAGTATGAACCGGCTGCACTAAGGTGAGCCGATTTAACGTCGGTTTGCATCATGGAGATTTACTCCTTAGACGTTCTGCTGGCCGAGGTACGGGTCAGTGACGTAGTAAAGAATCTGGCCGGTAATGGAACCACCGGTGGGCGCATCACCAGAAGTGCCGCCGCCAGTGATGGTCACCATTTGCGTGGTGGACATTGTGGTGCCCATGCTTGCGCCAGCAGTTGCGGTTGAGAAATTGATAACCAATTTGCCGGTCGTTGCAACAGCAGCAGACACCAGGGCGGTGTTGCTGGTTGCGGTGGTGTCGGTGTAGCCGGTGTAACCCATGTCAAACGTGGGGGTGGTGCCGCCAGTTGCTGCGCACAGGGCATTGATTTGAACAATCACGGCGCCAATCGGCAGAACCACAGCGGGAGCGCCAGAAACAGAAGAAACTTTTGCGGAAGTTCCGGCGGCCGAAGCGCCAGAAATATAAAACTCAGCAACCATCAATCCGGTGCCGCAATATGCAGTGCGAGTCTGATCGCCACCGCCAGAACGCCAAATGCTTTGGGTAGTAGAAACTGCCATGATAAATTGTCCTTACGTACAAGATCAGCACATCAATCGGTACGTCGTCTGCCGGGTCAGTTTGATGTGCCGGGAACCCCGGGGTGATTCAAATATACACGAAATATAAAAAAAGAAAAGCCCCCGAAGGAGCTTTTCTTCACGCCGTTTAAGCGCCAGGCGAACCGTAAACACCCAGGGGGTCGGACACGCCGAAGCTGTAACGCTCGCGGGCTTTGTAACGGACGTTGCCGGTGTCGAAGTCGCCGTCCATGCTGTTTTGCAGCGGGGTACGAACGAAGTGCTTCAGACCGTTGGGCACGTCAGTCAACAGGAACCAAGCGTTGGTGTCTGTCAAGAAGTGGTTAACAGTGTAACCACCGGGGACAGAACCGTTGTTCTTGATGGCGTTGATGTCGTTGTCGTTGGTACCAACGCGCAGCTCGGTTTCGAGCAGGCGGGTAGCCACGAACATCAGTGCCGGGGGAACAACCAGCTTCTTGGGTTTAGCAGCAATCAGCAGGCCGCGTTCATCGGTCCAACCGGCAATTTGAATCACGGCGTTTTCCAACGACGTTTCATTCAAGTCAGCGGCGGTCGAGGGGCG